CAATCAGCAATATGTAGACTATGTTGCAGCAGGAACACAGCATGGATTTATCAATCTCTATGAAAATCCTAATGCAGAAACCCCACAACCCGTAGACACATTATACGCACCATCACTATTTATAGAGGCAATAGATACCTCGGTTAGTCCTGCCGTTTTCACTATACCTAGTCATAACTTTGCCAATGGTGAAATTATCTATATCACAAATGCTCTATGGTCTGGCACAGACCCCTTGATAAACAATCAGATTTACGAAGTTGCTACTCTTAGCGCTAACACAATCTCGCTTCGTGTATGGAATCAAGCAACCTTAAATTACTACGATTACATAAGCCCTGTGGTCTCGACTTATATTGGTGGAGGAATAGTCGCATTATTTCCAGTTATGAATATAGTAGGAAAGGACTTCAACCCTTATCAAGATCAAGGAAAGCAATTCAAACTATCCTATATCGATTTTCAGTTAGACTCAAATCAAGATTCTCCAGGTATTACAGCATTAACTATCAAACTATTTGTGAACTCAAGGACTACCGAGCAAGCGAATATGCTTTATGGAAATCTAGAGTTGCTAAATTCTCCTCAAGCATGTTCTTTTATCACATTTGCAAGCCAAACGAACCCTTGTGTTATCACTAGTCCTGGATATAGTCTTCCTACAGGAACCTCGATCTATATTTCCAATATCCAAGGAATGACACAATTAAATAGTGCTACCAGCATTAATAACTATATTATCACAGTGATAGACAAAGATAATTTTAGTCTAGATGGTATTGATGCTAGTGGATTTACTGCCTATGCAAAAGGTGGAAACTGGAATACAGAACCTGTAGATGGTCAAGTATATACTTATAGTGTCCAGTATGCTTGGTATAGATTCTATAGCAACCAGTATGGACAATACTTACGCGTCGCTATTACATACGATGACTCTTTGATGAATCAATTAGCTACGCATCAATTGCCTATGGAACTTAATGCAATGGCTCTATGGATGAAACCTGGAGCAAGGTTGGTGAACTGATGACATTTTCAAGCGACAATCCATTAAACACAAACCAACTTCCTATTTCATTAGACATCAATCCTGGTGAACCAAACTTCGAAGATGCTCTTTTGCTTTATCTAAGGCGCATAGCGAATGCAGTAAACACAAAGGCCAGTGCTTTATTCCTTTTGCAGGAGAACGCTAATTTTGGACAATGGTTTCAAGTGACAACACCAACCTCTGTTAACTCACAACAGAATAGAAACTCTTATAGACTTACCGTTGATTTGGTAGCTCTTAATGGCGGTGTAATCACTCCAGCTGGCGCAACATTATCATTAAGTTCAAGTACCATACCCGTTGCACCAATCGGTTATAAATATCCTGTTGAAGGATTCGGAGGTGCCCTAGATTCTACCGGCGTTTCCTACTTTCCTAGCGATCCCAATGTTACCATCACATATACAGGCTCGACAAATACCTTCACTGTCATCAATAATACGGGTAACAACTTAACACAGTGCTATTTTGTCATTAATTACCTCAAAAATTAGAGGACTCTATGGATTTAAAAGACTGGCTATTCGGTTCATCACCTGATCTTAAAAAGGTACCTACGGGCACACAACAGCAGCAACAATTCGGTGGAAATGATCTCATCCAAATGCTACAGCAAATGATGCAACCTGGCAGTGGATTTAACCAGGCTAATCAATATGACCAAAGTTTACTTAGTGGGCAAGGATACGATCAGTTCTCTTCTCCTTATCTACAACAGTTTCAGGAGCAAGTATTGCCACAGATAGCAGAAAGATTTGCTGGTCAAGGCGCTTTATCGTCTAGCGGATTTGGTCAAACTTTAGGTGGTGCAGCATCAGGTTTGCAATCACAACTAGCCCAATTGTTCTCTCAACTACAAGGTCAAGCAGCAGGAAGGCAGCAAAACCAATTCCAAAATCTATCTCAAGTTGGATTGAATTATCAACCTTTTGCTTATCACGAAAAACAGGGAACAACAGGTTTTGTAGCACCATACTTAACAGCGACTGCACAAGGCGCCGCACAAGGTTTAACTTCCGGAAGATAAAGGTAAAAACATGGTTCAGTTTTTTAGAGGGTCAGCAGACCCAAGAGATGCAGCTTATGGCGCTTTAGCTAAGGCTTTAGGTATGGGTATAGGTCAAGGTGTCAATGCTCATTTTGCAAATAAAGAACTTGAGGATGTCTTAAACGATCCTGAGCTTAAGGATGCTCCACAATCCGAGAAGATGCAGGCTTTGCAGTCTAGGCTTAGTAAATTCGGAGAGGGTGGAAGACAATTGTTTCAAGACAGAATGCAGATTGAGCAGAAACAAGCCCAGGAACAAGAACAAAATATCCTAGGAAAAATAAACTCGGGAAAAGAAGTTAATGAAAAAGAGCTTTCAAGACTATCTCCAGAAAGCCAATTTAAATACATGGAAACCAGGAAGAGAGATAATGCGGGGAAAAGTGTTAAACAAGCATTGATAAAGGCTGGTTATCCAGAAGAAACAGCACAAATTTGGGAAGATCAAGTTAAAAATTCTACTACAGGTGGAATCTCAGACGTCTTTAAAAATGTTAATGATCTTTTGGTTAGATCTAAAAAAGGAAAAGGAATCACTGAAGAGACTCCAACTACGCAACAATCTAAACCAAGCATTGATATACCAGGACTAGAAAATGAAACCTTCGATCTTGATTTTCCCGAACTACCCGAACCTGTTGGATTGAAACCAGCTGATGTCGTTAAGCAGAACGAACACAGAGAAAGAGTTAACATACCTGTTTACACTAAAGCAGTTGATACTCTTAACGCTCTTGATGACGAATATAGAGATATTACCCACTTACAAGAATTGGATGCCACAGGAAAACTTCCCACTGGAATTGAGAAATGGAATGTAGATTGGGAAACAGGCAAGCTCAGAGCTAAAGCTTTAGGTACTCCAGAAGCTCAAGATTATGTGAAAACAATAGCAAGAATGGCTAGAAAGGCAAAAGAATTCTTTCCAGGAAGAGTTACCAACTTCGATCTTGAGCAGTTCCAAGAAGGTTTTCCAACTCTTGCAAATAGTCCAGAAGGTCGTAAAATTATTGCAGAACAACTATCTTTGGCTAATAGAATTGCATACCTCAAAGATGAAACCATGAAAGCTGCATATGATCACTATGGCTCTGGTTCTGACCCAATTCTTGTTAAGAAATACGCCACTGAAAATTATCGAAGATTGAAGGGAGAGCTTGAAAATAAGCTTAAATCTGTTAATGAAAGAGCTGATGGTATCGTTGGAAGAGAGCAAGAACCTGTTCCATTAGAAAAAGCCGCAACCATTGAGGATATTTGGAAATGAACCAGACTTCAATGTATCAGCAATCTAGGGAAAAAGGAATCAGCGACCAAGACTTAATTAAACATTTCACACAGAAAGACCCTGAATTCGTAAAGAAGTATCAAAAGGCAACTGAATTAGGCGCTACACCTGAACAGATATTCACAAGAGCTCATGAATCATACAAGAAACAAGAATCAACCCAACCACAAATCAAAAAAGAACCATCCAAAGAATTTGAAGTAGCCGATTATGTTAAAGACTTTGCTAAACAACTTGCTCAAGGTGGTGGAATTGGCGCACTAGGAACTTATGGAGATATAGCCGACCTTCTTGGTGTACAAGCAAAGGAAATACTACCTGGTGAAAAAGCAAAGACTCAAAGAGAGTTTGATGTCTTAGGTAAGATGGAAAAAGGAGAGAAGACAACCTATAGCGATATAGAAGAACTCTCCGAAAATGATGTCATACCAAGATACTCAAGATTACCATCATCACAACAGGTTGAGGAACTAGGCAAAAAAGGTGGGTTAGTAACCGAACCAGAAACGATTGCTGGAAGATATGGAAAAAGAATAGGTAAACTTGGTGGTTCTGGGGTTGCATTAGGAGCTGGTGGATTAGCAGCCCCAATAGTAGCAGGTGCAGCAGGTCAAACATTGGAAGAAGCGGGAGCTCCTCCTTGGGCACAAGCAGCAGCTGAAATTTTAGCCACCTTAAAATACTCATCCAAAACAGCCAATAATATCACTTCTAAAAGCCCACAAGTTGAAGAGACCATCAAGAATTTACGAAAGGCTGGTTATTCGGAGCAAGATATAACCTTAGCAAAGAATGCGTTGGAAAAAAGAAAGATACTAAAGAAATACGCTACCCTTACACCTGAAGCCGAAAACGTAATCAATAAAGGGGTAAAGAATAGCGAAGAACTTTTCAATAACCAGATTAAGAAAGGATTACCTGGGTATGCAGAGGGAGGAATTCCATACTTAAAGAAACAAGCTGATAATGTATATCAGACAATGGAAGAGGTTGCCTCAACAATACCTATAAAAAATAGCGAGCCAGTTCGTAAGTCAATCAAAGAATCGATAGATTATCTAGAAAAATATCCATTGCTACAGGAACAGAAAGAGTTTATTGAGTTTCTTAAGGATGGTTTGACCAAATCATCAAAAGCTAATAATGCAGAGTTTTTTACAGGGTTTTACAGGAACTTAGGTAAAGCAGGCAATTGGGGTAATCCTAAGCAGAAAGAACATATCTTAGGAATAGTCAAAGATGGTATTAAGAAAACATTTTCAGAATCCGGCCAAGAGGCTAAGAAATTTGGAGAGTATTTCGACAAGACAAACTCTGCTTGGAAACGATGGATAGATGCAAAAGATTTGATGACCACAATTGAGAAGGCTGGTACTGCTGATGGAGTTAATTTTAAGAAGCTAACCTCTATTCTTAATGACAAAGAAAACTTTGAACTAGCAAAGAAGGTATTGGGAGTAGAACAAGTTAAAAACATTAACTCTATAGCAGATGGTGCGCAATCCATTCAATCCATGTTAAAACAAATTCCTAAAAACAGTGCTGACTTTCAGGCTATGAAAAAAGTGAGTGCGTTAGGCTCTTTATTCACCGGGGATCTTAGGCCGATAGCAGCTATGATTGGATGGGAAGCAGCTAGAAAAATGTCGACCGACATATTGATTAACCCAGACAAGCAAAATAGAGTCAAAAAGTTGATTAATGCTGCTAAAAATAACAGCCCTCAAGCAGCATCAATAATCGCGAAAGATCTTCTAGAAATCCAGGAACCAAAATAAAACCATCATTCCTAGTATTTGTAATAAAATAATCATTATATAATCTCCTGTTTATCAACAGTTTATCATCAATGAATTAATAAATCTATCATTTTTTATGAAAAGATTTTAAGGTCTCGGCTAATCTGGCTCTTTTTCCTTCTACTCCACCTTTCTTTTCAGCGGCCTTAAGTTTCTTTTCCGGAATTTTCTTTCCTTCAGGAATGCCTAGTTCTTTGTGAAGAGCCCCTGGTTTCTTAATTGCTTCATGTATCCACTTATCTTTAGCCATTATAATATATCCCTTCTGCTTCTAGCTACTTCTTCCATAACTCGGTGCTTCTCTTGTTCTATTGCAGCAGCCTCAGACTTCAATGCAGCAGCTTTGAGATCGGCCTCGAACTTGGCATCCTCGTTTTCACTTTCTTTTAAATCTTTAAAGTAAACTCGTTGCCATCTATCTTTTAATCTAACATCTACTTGACTATCTTTATCTAAATAACTATAACCAACTAACTTTAATGCTTTCGTGTAATAGTGGAAAAACACAGGACACTTTCTAAATGTATCCCATTGTTTATCAGTGAAATCTTTATGTTGGGTATACCACATTGAAAGATGGATAGGTTTGTTTTCTTTAACCCACGCTACCATCTCCTCTCCAAGAATGATCATTTCTTCATCGGAAAAAGAAACGTCCCTTGGCCTACCGCCTTTGTTCCCTACAGCATTCTGATTACCAAACTGTTGTTGAGCTGGAGTTAGAGGTTTAGCATCCACAGCATGCATTAGCACACTCCACTTTAGCTAAAATTTGAGACTCATCTAGCACTATATATTTCTCTTTGTCGTGATCTAGCTCTATCCCTGAGTACTTATCAAGGTATATAAGATCGCTTACTTTAACTTTTGTGACATCATCACCGACAGCAACGACAGTAAACTTTGTAGGCTTTCGTGTAGTAACGATAAGATTTCCTACCTTCTCTTCGTATGGAGTAGCTAAGATGCGCTTGCCAATGGGTTGTAGCATGTGTTGCCTTTGTTAAAATTAAGTTTATACTGAATGTATACCGCATGTATATGTCAAAGTCAAGACTCAGCATAAGATTTTGTATAATTTTACGAATAATGTAAATTTAGGGTTGTATTTAATTAATACACAT